CCTCACATGCGATACATTCAGCATCGTCTAATTTAATACGTTGTACTTTAGTGTTTACGTTCTCTGCATTACGAGCAGCATTAGTTCTAAAGTAATATAAAGATTTAAGTTTGTTCATACCATACCAATGAACATCATTGACATACTGCATGTACTCATCGTGTACTTCTTGGGGCTCTGTAGCTGTAGGTATAGTAAAGAAAAGATTTACTGACTGTGCTTGACAGATAAACTCTTGACGTTTAGCTGCATGTTCAACAATCCATATTTGGTCTATCTCATTAGCAGTTTTAAATACTTCTTTTTCTTCATCGGTTAGTATATCAAGGTGTTGAACTGAACCTTCTTTACCTGTAATGTCTTTCCATAAAACATTTAACTCATCTTTTTTTAATCCCTTGTCTTGTAATACTTCTTCTAAGTATTTGTTTTTAACTTGGAACGAACCACTGAGAGTTTTGTGCGTATAAACGTTAGCCCTGTATGGCTCAATCGAAGGAGATGTCCCACCACATATGATACTAGAAGAAGCATTAGGAGCAACAGCGAGTAGATGAGCATTACGCCTACCACTACCACTGATATCAGGTGACTCACCACGTTCATCAGCAAGTCGTTCAGTTGCTCTAAGCGAATGTCTTTTAATGTGTTTAAATGCTTTGTAATTAAAGCCCGTAGCAAAGATACCCTCAAATGGAAGGCTGCGTGATTGGAGATACGAATGGAATCCCATTGCACCGAGACCCAACGACCTTTCTCTATAAGCCGAGTAGGCAGATTTAGTAAAGCCCTCTTTACCTGGCTTAATGTGTTTTTGAAACCTTTTAAAGTTTGCATTATATTCTCCTAAGTTATTTGTATCGACAGCGTTATCAATATAATGTTGTAGTACGTTGTCAAGCATGGTAATTAAATCATCAATGAACAAAGGATTCTCACTCCACTCATCAAAGTATTCTAAGTTTACTGAAGACAAACAACACACTGCTGTTCGTTCTTCGTTAGTAGGAAGAGTAATCTCAGAACATAGATTGCTCTGTTTAATTTCTAATCCTAAATCTTTTTGTTGTTTGGGTAATGCTTTATTACAAGTATCTATATTAACCATGTAAGGCTCACCTGTCTCTGCTCTAGCATTAATAATCTGCCACCATAAGTCTCTAGCATTTACAATCTTAGTAGGCTCATGAGTCTTAGGGTCAATTAATCTAAAGTCTGCATCTTCTTCAACAGCTTTCAAAAACTCATTGGTAATATTAATACCATTGTGAAGATTAAGATTCTTACGATTGATATCACCACCAGATTCTTTACGCATGTTAATGAACTCTTCAATCTCCGGATGAGATATATCCATGTAAGCTGCATAGCTTCCACGTCTTGTAGTGCCTTGGTTAAAGGCTAACATCTGAGAATCTACGACATGCATAAAGGGGATTGAACCAGTAGACTTACTACCGTGAGTAGTAGAAATACCGTTACTTCTAATATCTCCCCAATATCCACCAATACCTCCACCCGAACTCGCCAACCATATATTCTCGTCATAATGAGCAGATAACCCATCACGACTATCAGGTACATAATTGAGGAAACAGCTAATAGGAAGCCCACGACTTGTTCCCCCGTTACTAAGTATAGGAGTGCTAAACATGAACCAACAATTGGAACTGTAGTGGTAAAGTCTTTGAGCCAATTCAAAATCTGTGTGACCTTTGTAGGTCGCCCCGAAGACGGATGCTCTTGCGAATGCTTCTTGTGCATGTGTTTCATTCTCCCATAAATATCTATCCTTGAGTGTGTCAAGACTAAACTTATCTAATAGTTTTTCATTACTATAATTAATTTTTATACCAAGATATTCCTTGATACCTACTTTATCTTCAATCATTTTTTGTTTCCTTATCGTGTATGTCTAACATAATTATACCATAGTGTAATATTTTTAATAAATCTTTTTTGTTTTTACCATCTTTATTTCCATAGCGTTTAGCATACTTCATAATGTTTCCAATACAAAAACCTTCACCATGTCCGGAGTCAATAATTATATCCGTTGCTTGATACTTATCAGAAGCATAGTGCTCATTGTATGTACCATCAATGTATCCTTTAAGTTCTTGTATTGAATGTCCTTCATTAAATTTATAGCTCATCATTTCTCCAATCATTAGGTAAAGTATCTTCACTGTACCATCTAAAGTTATTTGTTTCAGCCCATTCAGCATGGGTACGTTTTGTTCCATCTTTCCTAATGGTAGCTCCAGGCATAGGAGAGAAAGGTTTTTGAAATAAAAAGACTAACTCCATATGTTCTGGTAAAGCTTTTCTAATCCAAACATATTTACTGTACTCAGCATGGTCCCAGAACCGGCCTTTAGCTTCTAGTAAAATAGTTTTATCTTGAAATGTTTTAACAAAGTCTACCTCATATTTTTTGTCAATAATATATTTGATAGCTTCAAAGTGGTGTGCCCAATCTTTTAAAATTGTTTGGTGTATATTGTATTCCCATGTACTATCATAGCCTTTAGGAACATTAACCTTTTTAGGTCTAGGTTTTCTTGGCACTCTCTTAGGCATTAGTGAACTACCCTATCTAGTTTGTCTTCAACATGTGCAGCTAACAAGGTTGATAAGTCTTGTAGTGTTTGGTTATCAAAACCATCTAGTGATTCACCTTCTTCTTTTAATACTTCACCCATAGCTATAATTGCTTTTTCTAAATCAGATTTCATTTGTTAAGTCCTCGACAGTTACGTCATTTAAGTTTTTAGTTTTAATTAATTTTTTAATTTTTTGAATAATCCATTTCAAAGAAAATGATGATAACATAAATTTACCATTGGCAAAAACATGAGTATCTTTTGGAACTAAATCATAAGCTTGTTGTAATGTAAGTTTGTTTGCTTCTTCTTCTGGGATTAAAGTTTTAACCCAATCAACTAATAAGACTAAAGATTTTTTTCTAATTGCTTTTGATTTTCTACCATTCATAGTATCTCCTGAACGTTTGGAACTTTCTGTACATCAGTAAAGTAAACTGGCCCTTTAGCATATTCAAAAACTCGTAAGCCTTGACCATCATTTGATTCTTTATGACACTCATGTTTGTAAGGACACCAATTACATTCTCTTGCAAGTTTCATATTACCACTCTTACCTTCTGGAACAGGGTCATAACAAAAGATAGGTGGTGTTTTTCTTTTAATAATTTTCTTGACTGTTTTAATTTTATCTTTGATGTTAGGTTTATCTAACTCTTCTGGTTTAAATAAAGTTAGCTCTCCGGATTCTTTATTTAAAACTAAGAACCCACCTTTAGATGTTTGTTCTGCTTCTTCATAACCCGCAAGTTGTGCTAAGTATCCAAAGGTATCTGACTCTACAAGAGTACCATCTTTAAATTTTTTAAAAGCAAAACCAGAAGCAGTCTTTACATCTACTACTTCACCATCTATCTTACAATCCATGTGACCTTTGATACCACTAACTGATACTTCTTTTTGTTGAGAGTCTAACTTATGCCCAGATAGTTTAACGAAAAATAAAACCAATACTTCTAATAGGTGTCCGTATAAAAACTTAATCAAAGTACTAGGTTCAAACTCAGTGATTCCTTCTTTTTTTAAGTTCATGTCATACCACAACTGTCGTTGAGGTTTACCAATGTTAGACATACGAAGAGTATTAACATTAATTTTATCTGCACCTCGTGGTGTTGCCCATTGTTTTAAGGCATCAGCCATGTCTTCACCAAATACTTTTAAGTCTTTATCGGTTAGTTTTATATCCTGGCCTTTGGTTAAGGCTGAAATAGTAGAGTAAATATCTTCTACAACTGTATCAACTGTTTTCTTTTTTGCCATCTTCAAACTCCTTAAATGCTTTAATCACATCAGATGAAAAAAGCTTTTGTAAATTAACTAAGTACATTTGACTTGCGTTATGGTCTCCACCAGATACAGTTCTAAATGTATCAAGTTTATCAACAATAGTTCTAAGAACATCAGTCTTAAAAACAAGTGTACAATATTCATTGTCTCCAATACAAAGATTATGAAACCAATAATCTGATTCAGTTGCTTTGATACCAGAGGGTTTACCATAGCTTTGATATTCAATTGCTATGTTGCCAGTCTTCATCCACATGCCACGTTCAGATTTAACTTCTACCTTTTTATTGGTAAGCATTTCTGCTACTTTATCTTCTCTGATTGTACCATACTCTAAGTCTATATCAAACTTCTTTCTGTTTTCTTTACTTGGTTTCATAATTTTTTATTTAAGTTAATAGTACGTTACTCTCTGTAAATTAGAAATTAATGTACTTTGAGGGCTTTCATAGTTAAGAATATTTTCAGCAGTAACTTCTACATCTTTATGGTTAGATATTATTTTTTTTGCTTTAGTTAAATCTATTTTAAACCACTCACTAGATTGTTCTTCACTAGCTTGATTTAACTTACTCAATAAAAAATATTCTGCTCTTGTATAGTTTTTAAATTCTTTTTTGTATTCTAATTTAAAATTTCTGTAAGGAGTACTTCCATTAAAACTTACTAGTCTTCTTTCCGTATCAATAGCTTTACCTAATTTTACCCAACCTTTAAAAGAAGGATTAGTTATGCAATATACAAATCCTTTTATAGGTTTTTTATTTAACATTTTATATAAATAACGAATTCTATTTTTTCTAGCTATGTTAGTACGCTTACAAATCTTAGTACAATAATTACGTTTGCCTGTTCCTTTTACTTTTGTTCCTATCGGAGAATGAAAATATATTCTATTACATATTTTACAAACTTTTTTTAATTTTTTAATATCTACATTATAAAAATTAGCAACTTGCTTGTTACCTTTTAATTTTTTCCAAAGACCTGGTTTTGATATTTTCTTGTCAGTGTTTTCTGCTATAAAACAAACTGCTTCATCTAAAGAAGCACCTTCTTTAATCCATTCTTGTGCTACGTATAATATTTTTAAGTCTCTTACAACAGGTTTAAAATATCCATCTATTTCACTAAAAGCATAACCAAAAGGAACGGTTGAAGTTTTTCTTTTTATATAATCTTTAGGGATGTTAGTGGGTTTCACTCCAATTACCTCCTATCTTGTATTCACCATCCATAGGACAACGAAGCTTTAAATGTTCACCTGCCTTGATAAGACTATCAACAGCAAGTT